ATCTGTTCCAAGCATATTAGCCATGTTGTCAATTGCTTCATCGGCATCAAACTTATCTGCTGCCTGTGGGAATAATTGTGCTAAATTACCAACAAAACTAGATAACTGTTCTAAAGCGTTGATACCACTCATCTTTTGAGCCTGTGCCATTACACTCACATATTCAACCTTAATAGTTTGTTCTGATATTACTTCCATTACAGACTCGTCTGGCACCGGTAATATTCCAGCACGTTGCATTATTCCGAATATGCGATCAACTACATTGGATAGGAACTCTGATTGAAGGTTGTCTAATGCAGGGCCTATCAAAGACATTTTCTCCTGAACTCTCTCGATAATCTCCCTTGCTGTGATATTTCCATTGTCAATACCCTCTAACATTCTAAACAAATCAACAAAGAAATGTTTATCAACTGTTTGTTCTTTGCGTTGAACTAATGACATAGCATCATCGATGTTTAACTGTACTTGACTTGCAGGTCTAACTGCACTATCTCCCATTTCACGTTGATAATATGTTATACCATTAGGCATAGTGTTTACTCCACCCGCCATCATAACATCAGCAGGTGCTACCATGGGAGGATCAATTCCTTTTTTAATGGCAATGTGCACATCTTCATCAACTACCTGCACTGCTTTAGCATCACCAAGCGAATACCCTCCTGGACCATAACCATATATGTCACTACCTACAGTGTCCCACCTAGCACACATAACAGGAAATTCATCATAGCCACCCACATCTAAGAACTCACCATCTTCTAGTCCTGCACACCAGTAATAAGATGAATATTCCTTAGACCATTTATCTAACTTACCTTTAACCATGTCCTTATTCTTAATTATAAGATGATAAACGTCATGGTAATCATTATATCTCTTATTTTCGTATGCTGATTTAACATTAGGTGGGCAATTATCCAGTGTAAACATGTCTACCATTTCAGATACAGTCATTTTTAACAGTCTTGCAAATCGTTTAACCCGCCCTGTATGGTCTGTACCTATTGCATATTGACCGCATGTTAGTGTTTTACACCTAATAACTGTGTCTTCATCATCGACTATCATCATTACTGCAGTGCCAAATACACCTAATTCTTTATAAAACTTATGTGCTTCATGGTAAAAGTTGCTATGACCACATACATCAAGCATAGACTTAGTAACATCATCACACCACCATCTAACACCTTCTATTTCCGCTGTGTCAGTATCACGTAGTGTTAGTTTAACCCAAGGGCGGGTAGGGGATGTAATACCATTGTGCATACCTGCTGCGAATGTATTACTGGCAATGATAGCATTAGTATTTATCATATCGTTATCACGCCTGTTTCCTTGGTTTGGTTGGTCACCATCAAAGCAACCTAGATATGGATTAATATTATCCCTAATTGATTTCCAGTTTGATACCCATTTCTTCTGTTCTGAAAATATACCATCACATATGCGCTTTAACTCTGTTTTATTAGTTGGGCTATCCTTATTACCGTCAAGCCATTTCATATCATCACCTACCCTAATATAGATTTTTTATCTGTTACTGGCGTTACTGGTTGCCCACTAAGTATGTTTTGTGAATACCCCGTTGCTTGCATCATGCCTTTACGTTGCTTCTTATTATCTGCTGCTGTTGCTTCTCCTGCCCCTATATTTGCAGTTGTAGGGGTTGGTGGTGTTGGTTTTACTTCTGGTGCTGATCCAAAACACATGTTATTATCTCCTTCCCAATACATTATATTTTTGATTGTTGTTGGCGAAAAACTGTCCATTGCTATTTTGTTGTTGCCTGATAGTTGATTTCTTTTGCACCGGATACGCAAATGTAAGGCATAAAGCATCTGCTCTATTTGGTGAAGGTACACCGCGCTTCTTCATATCCTGTTTTGATTCTAGTTTAATCTTACCATCAAGCCTTACCTCATACTCTGGACCAATCAAATCATCATACATTACCTGGTCATCAGGATAACTACCGCCATCCTTGAGCCATTGCTTAATTTGAGACCACATATAAGCACGTTTGTTAAGGTAACCTCTATCCGGTGATTCTCCCGCAAACGATACTAATGTCCAGTTGCGCCCCATTGTCTTGCCTGCGCTAATTAATCCAGTGCCATAGCCTTGGTCAACAAATACTGCATCTGCTTTCTCTTCATCTTCAAATCTTGCAAGGTGTCCAGCTAATTCAAAATCATTATCATTCTTTTGATATACTGCAAGTTTCTTACTCATCAATCCCTGTCGTAACCATATTACTGTTTCATCACCACCATCCCATGCAGGATCTACTCCTATTATAATTGGTGCAAAGTCGAATTGTCCAATTGATAAGTGTTTGCCTTTACCCATATCAGCCAATGAAGTGGATATAAACTGTCGATCACTGCTAGATGGGAACTGTCCACGCACACGCACCTTAACAAAGTCACTATCCTCACCATAATCTGTAATCCATTCTTCAAGCTGCTGTTTATTAGTCATAGCTACTGTCCTGCCGTCAATCTGCTTAGTATGCCAGCGACTGCGCAGTTTACCATTAAAACACGATTTAAAACGTCCAGTATTACGAGTAGGATTACCAAAAGCACACCATATTATTTGTGTGTTAGCATCTGTTAAAGCTCCTTCTGTTACCTCCCATATGATATCTGGTATCGCAGATGCTTCATCCATTACTATTAGTATACGCTTTCCCTTGTTGTGTAGTCCCGCAAATGCTTCTGTGTTGCGTTCTGACCACGGTACCATATCTATTCTCCAAGTCTTTGCATGTTCCGGATCTACACTAGATAATGATGTTGCTTGATAATCAAAGCACTCTCTCCCAATCATTAGCCTATGCCACTTGGCAACCTCTGCCCATGTTTTAAGTTTAAGCTGATTCTCCGTGTTAGCTGTTACAACTCCCTTGGTATCTTCAAATGTTGCAATTGCCCATAATATAATCCATGCTACTAACGCACTCTTACCTATGCCATGACCACTTGCAACAGCAATCCTTATAACGTATGATACTGCCTCACCTACCGTCATTTCCTTGGCTTGTAGACGATTTGTTATGTGTGTAAGTATTTCTATTTGCCATAAATCTGGCCCATTAAATTCAGATAGTTCATTTTCTCCCCACTTGAAACATGCTTTAACAAATCCTAGTGGGTTGCTACTATATGTTGCATGGAATATTGTGTACTGTATTAGGTCTTGTTGTGATTTGTTCGCAGCCATGTGTTACACCTTCTTTTCTTGTGCCTGTGCCATAAATTCATTTAATACCCATTTAGGCAATAATGGCAAACATTCATCTTGAAAATTAATAAATAGTTCCAATGATAACCTTTGTCCTGTCGACATAAAGTAAGCAGGATTTAAATAGTAGCCTGCATCCAATCGTTTTAATATCTTATTTAATACCATTCTGCGCACAAACTCCCTGCCACGTTTGCCTGATAACTCAACTATCATCCCTATTTCATCTTCTGTATACCCTATTATCTTACCTTTATCCTTATAACCTATCATATTAGTATTACCTATCATCAATTGAGATAGATCATAAAGCCTACCTTTATCTTGATATGATATTGTTTTTGGCAATACTACATCACGAAACAATCTTGCCCCTGCTTTGTGACTAGGAAATCTATAACCATCTTCATTCATGCTATCCGAAAAATGTTTATTACTTTCGCTAAGTATTTCTCCATCACCATTAATAACACGTTCATTTTTTATCAATTATACCTCCAATCAGCGGGACAAAAATGTCTCGTTTTGATACCCATATGGGACAAAAATGTCTCACTGTAATTTTATAGATAGTTGATTTTATTGGGTTTGTAAGCATCGTCACCAAATCGACTTAGTATAACTACTTAATCGTTAGCTATTTCCTCGTTCCCTAGCAGCTTTTAATTCATCAGCCAATCCTCCTGTTACCGTTACCTCTTGTTCTGTTTTATCTTTCCATCCATAATTATTCTTAAGATTGAATATTACGCCTGCAGGGTTCTTTGCAGTATATAAATGTTCCTCTGCATAATTGTGGCATTTCATCTTTGCGTGTGAAATAGTGTCAAAAAATTCATCATCTTTACTATAATTTAATAAGTTTTCCCTATTAGTATCCAATGCAATACACAACCCAGTAATTGTAAATGGTCTAAACTGTACTGTCTCAAATCCAACTACATCACCATTTTTATTATATAGTTTTTCTTCACGAAAACACGATTCAAAATATCCATCAATTAAAACCTTCATATCTTCTACACATTTAAACTTCTTAGGTCTACCAACCTTTTCTGCCATATTTACCCCTCCTAAAATCAATTCTAAGCTACTTTATATTATACACCAGTACGATTGCATAGGCTAATAAATAGTAATGATACAATATTTATTTAATTTGATTGTTGACATTAAAATTCAAACATGTTATAATAAAGACAAGTTAAAGACGCGGACAACAAAGGGTGTCGGTCACAAGGGGTTAATTAAAATGAGAATAACACTAACTAATAACTTTCACAATACATCAGTAGTTTTTAATGCTAAAGAAGTTGCTTGTAGCGGTAGTAAAATATTAAAACTTTCATCTTCGCAAGTTAAAAAATCACAAAAAACTTTATGTGGTTGTAACGGATGTAAATGCAGTAACGAGTTAGGAGTTAATGGACATCAAGAATATGAAAACATAGAAATTAGTAAAGTTGGTGAAGCAACAATGACTAGTAAATTATGAGTAGTGGCGGAAAACGCACTGGCGCCGGCAGAAAACCAACCAACCGCAAGCCAATAACTCGCCAAGTAACCGAATGCGAAAAACTAGCAATAGACAATTTACTAAAACAATTAAGAGCCACCAAATAGGTGGTTCTTTTTATATAAAAGAAAAAGACTAGCAATTACGCTAGTCCTAATAATTATTTATTTAGCTTACTTCTTAACTCTTTTATCTGCTTGCTTAACTTTCTATTCCTTGCATACAGCATTTCATTTTCTTTTTCAAGTTCATTAATATGTTTTTGTTGCGTACCTTGTACTGTTATTTTCACGTTTATTCCTCCAACATCTTAATAATATCAACAGATTTCTCTCTTACCGTAAAAATACCTTCAATAGCCACAGTTGTAATAAAGCACTTATCTTCATACTGTAAAACACTTACAATTTTATCTTTTGCTATAAATACTTTAAAATCTTCTGTTGTTGTTAATGCTATGAACTTACTAACTTTTTTAAATTCATCAAGTTCAATTTTATTATCATTATCAGTTGGCGTTTCAATAATAATCCATTCTTTGTCATTTATTGATTTTTTGCAAATATCTAAACTATAATCATAACAATATCCTAAATCTTTAACTCCATATATTGCATATTCTTCATCTCTTTTTATTGCTTTATATTCTTTATTATCTTTGAAGTATTTAAAATAAAACTCATTAGGTAATTCAATTTCTTTTTCAATTGTTTCATATTTATCATAATTAAAGCATTTAATACTACAATATGCTACTGTTTCACCAGTATATCCATTAGCATTCTTGCATCCTCTGCATTTTATTTCATATTCTTCAACATATTCCTTCGGCATAGCAATAACCAACTTTCCATTAGTAACCAAATATCTTAATTTACCATCTGTAATTACATCAAATATATCACCTTGTTTAATTCCTAAACCATTTTCAATTACATCTTTAATTACTTTAACTTTCATTATCGCACTTCCTTTTTTAAATATTCAATAACATCACCTAAACTTTTAGCTACCAAATGATTGCCACCATAACTAACTATATCATCTCTAAACTTTTCCTGATCCTGTGATAGTTTACCTTTTTTAGCTTTAACCTCTATAAATACAGTAACGCCATTTTTCATTGTAATTAAGTCAGTTATTCCACGGTAACAAAACTTTCCTTGTTGATGTATTTTAAAACAAAACCAACCATTATCTTTTAAATATTTTTTTATATAAGTTTGAATATTGCTTTCACTGTTTTCTGTACACATTATAGAATGTTCTAAATCTGGATAATTGCATATTTCACACTTATTACTCATAGTCACGTAGCTTACTCATTAAAATATCCCACGCAGTGTAAACTTCGCTATCCTGCTCATTAATTTGTTGTTGCACATATTCTGTAATTCTTGTTAGTTCCCATTCCGATAACTCAATCAGTTTCATTCTTTATTTCCCCCAATATTTCAGCACGCTTTTGGCATATTGTAGCTTCATCTTTCGAGCATCTAACAGTTAAGCAATCTCCATCTTTAAAATTATAACCGAAATAACAATGAGTTTCTTTTAACGTTAATTTTCCCAACTCAGCATACTTTTCTTGTTCAGCTAAAACATCAATAATATGTCTATTGCATTTTACGCAAACAGTATTATTTTTATATTGTCTCCATTCGTGCTTACAATTCATCTTTAATACCTCCATCGTATTTAGCAACAAATAAAACATTATTACCACATTTATTCAAAGTCCATACTTGATAACTACCGTCATTTTTAACCAATCCCATATCTTTCTTCTGACTAGCAGCTAACTCAATTGCTTTTTGTTGCCAGTATTCTTGTTGCTTGGTTACTTTATGGTTTTCAAATTCTAATTCCATAGTTATTCTCCTTTATTTAAAAATCAATATCGTTATTAACATCTGTTCCAAAGCCAGTCATATCTGTTTTATTTTCCCGTTTCTTATCTTCTTTCTTTTCTAAAAATTCAATATTTATTGCCACAATTTCAGTTGATTGTTTTTTTACTCCATCTTTTTCGTAATTACTGATCTGCAATCTACCTTCAACTAAAACTTTTATCCCTTTTATTAGGTTATTACCCACCATTTCAGCCATTTTATCCCAACAAGTTACATTTATAAAATCTGTTCGTTTATTATCTCCAAATCCACTGTCAACTGCCAAACTAAAACTTGCTACTGCTTTACCTGCTTGTGTGTATCTAACCTCCGGATCGCGTGTTAATCTTCCGATTCCTATCCACTTGTTCATTTTATTTACCACCCTTTATATTTTGTAATTCTTAAGACTCTATTTATTCTCTATCATCATATTCCCATTCTTCTAATTGTTCAAGAATTTCAAAAATATCATCTTCATAACTTTCAAATAAAATCCTATCTAACGCTTCCATTAAATCATCTTCACCTTCGAATTCAGGATGTTTATTTTTAAGCTGTACATCAAAGAAAGGTTTATCACCAGTTCTTCCGTCATCGTCTTCAATCATTGAGTAATCATACTTTTCACCCATAAATTCTAATTCAATTTTTTCTATTCTGTTTTCGTAAGTTTTTGTCAACTTAGCCATCAAAATCACTCTCCATCATTTTATTTTAACAAACCTAAACACTACTATTAAAACCATTTTAAAATCAAACCAAGCTATCGTTACGGCTTAATGTGGTACGATCTTGCGCTATTCTTTTCCCTAACTAATCTATGCAACTCTATAATTTCTTCTTTAGTAAATAATATTTCTAATGCAGTTTGCCGTATGTATTGTCCGTCAACATATTCCATTCCTAATTCTAGTCTGTTTCCTTCATCGCACATCCAACTATTAAATGCATCCATTTCCTCAACATTTTCACTTTCAATATGTTCCATTTGTTTCCAAGGCGTATTACTTAGATATTTCTTAGCCGACTGCACCTCAACTTCCCTTTTCTCCTGCAACTCCATCAACAAGTCGCGAACACCCTTATTAAAATTACTCTCTGAAACATTAACGCACACTGACTTCCTCATTCCAAAGTTAAAATATTCTATTGTTTTATCCAAATCGTTCATTATTCTTCCCCCAAACAATAACCAAATTTATCTAAAATTATATGCATTAAAACATCTTTTGCTTCTTTGCTGGTATTGTCCCCGGTAACAAACTGTCTATTATTGCAAATAGTCAATAGCATATCACTAACCAAAATCCCTACTTCTGGCAGGTCAACGTTTTCAAATTTTAATCCCAATTGTTCACCATCATGTTCAATATGTATAATCTTTTTCATTATATTACTCCTATTTATTTAATATATATTTATTACTCATAATCACGCAATTTACTCATTAAAATATCCCATGCACTGTAAACATCACCACTTATTATCTTTCATCATTTTAAACATTGCAATTGCTGTCATATATTCGTTGTAATATTTTTTATTATCTACACCATACTCATTGGCAACCCGCAATTCAAATTCTTCTAACGTGCCACCTTTGCAATTATTCCAACATCCGCACTGTACAATATCATCAGTAACATTATAAATTGTTTGAGATTTACGACTACCAATTGGTCCTATTTGTATTATTTGTTTCGGAAGGTTAGTATCACGCAGGTTAGCACCGCACAGGTCAGCACCACACAGGTTAGCATCGCACATGTCAGCACCACGCAGGTTAGCATCGCACAGGTTAGCATCGCACATGTCAGCACCACGCAGGTTAGTACCGCACATGTCAGCACCGCACAGGTCAGCACCACACAGGTTAGTACCGCACAGGTCAGCACCGCACAGGTCAGCACCACACAGGTTAGCATCGCACATGTCAGCACCACGCAGGTTAGCATCGCGCAGGTTAGCATCGCACATGTCA